CAAGTGATCTCTCAACGAAGTTGACTGTTGTACCGTCCACCTCCAGATAGATGCCGTTCTGAGCACCAAAGTACCCCACTCTCTGTCTTAGATTGGTCTTGGGTGCATTGAAAACAAATGTGTTCAGGATCTGTAGAGACTTACCTGGCTGATATGAAAACACCTTGTTAGTCTCACGGACAATCTCTGCATCAGCCGTGGTGGGTAGATTCAACTCGACCAGACCAGCATTGGCATTGAACGCATATGTGGTGCCTGCTGTATTAGATGTGTGCCACAGCCCGTTGTCTTTATAGCGATGAGAGGAATCAAATAGTGTGAAGGGCAACGCTACTCTACTACGGCCGAATGCATCAACAGCAACGCCAGAGGGATTAGCGGGCCCGACCAGGTTACCGTACTGGTCTGCAAGCATGACCACCTCAAAGATAGTCTTCCCATCAGGGAGATACTGGTGTGAGTCTTTTCTAAACTGAGCCATTCGTTATTCTCCCAACGATTCTCTGATCACACGAAGAACCGTAGAAGTGGTGCTTTCCTTTACAGGTTTCATCGGGCGAATGTTCTTGTTTTTATGAGCAACTACTGTCATTGCCATTTGCTTTTTAGCAGCTGCATACTCTTTCTTCTTGGTACCTCTACTAGCACCACCAGCCTTTCTCATACCCTCAAGTTCTTTTCTGCTCACGTGGCTGTCTTCTGGGTGCTTGACAATATCAATACGCTCACCTGTTCTTGCACCTTTGTGGAAGCCGTGAACGTTGACACCACCCATCTTTCTCATTCTTTGCCAGATACCAAGACCACCAACTGACTGCTGATCTGATGTCAGAATATGATTGTGCTTTGTAATTAGGTGATGGTATAGCTTATGTATGCCACTGCCAGGCTTTGCTACTGCCATGTCAATTTTATGTGACTTGCCGTGCTTTATTGCAGTTACAGAAGAATCTACATTACCACTATGATCTGTTGTCATATAGTGGTGGTGTCCGTCACCATCGATGCCGTGATATACGTGGCGACCATCAGCCATTGTTGAATGGTGCTTTAGCTTTCTTCTTGCCGTCTTGTTAAACTTGGTTTGGATGTCAGCAACTGGTTTATTCAAAAACTTCTTGTTTGCAAAACCAGTTGCTCTCTTCGTGATGTCGGTTCGAAGCTCGGCCTCGACAATATCTTTAGTCATTGACCTTCTTCCTTATTACAGGCTTGATTGTTTTTTTGAGTTGCTCTCTTCTTTGTACTTCAGCTCTTGCCTTAACACCAATTGGGTCATTGCGCTTTGCATAGCGAGCAAGAGCGATGCCAGATGTTTCTGGCCCAATCTTAATTTCCATACCCTTACGAACATCGTTGAACATCTCACGAGCGTGTTCGGGATGAACATGGGCAGGTATGCCCTTCTTGAATTCAGAAAACTTGTTTGCAATAGCGTGGCCACGCATCTTTGATGCAGACATGCCCGTGACACCCTCAGCATCCGGGTCACGCTCACCAGCCGAAACAACGTTGATTGACTTGAAGTTGAACTCGCCATTTGGTCCATTGTACTTGTCAAGTAGCTTCTTGTACTCATCGATGCGGTCAGATCCAGCTACCATTGTGGCGTGTGTAACACCCTGCTTATGCAGCTTCTTCAGTTGATGAATGAACGTTGGTTCCTCAGATGTAGCAGCAGAGATGTTAGCACCTGGGAACATTCTCTTTGCATGCTTGATCTTTTGTTCAGGTGAGAGGGGATTCTTTTCTGGATCCTGAGAGTGGGAAATCACGATAGTGTGCCCAGCTTTGTTCATAGCTGCCAGCTCTCTAACCTTGTCGACCAATGCACCGTGACCAACAGTTGGTGGATTCATTCTACCAAATGCAAACACATGGTGCTTCTCATCTGGTTCTGGTGGCGTAGCATCAGCATCGCCCTTACCTCTATTGTTTGCAAAGTTGAGTCTTGAGAACTCTGCACGATCAACTAGCTTTGTAGGCTTGCCGTCTCTAATAGAAACAAACCCCTCAGGCTTAACCTGCTTGCCACCAACTGTGTGTTCAAACTCCGTTGGATTACCAAGAGCTGTTACCAGAACATCCTTTGCTTTCTGTAGATGTGCATGTAGATCAAATGCAGACTTGTACTGCTTTTCATTGGTGCTAATATCATCAATCAGCTCGTTGTAAAGATCAGCCTTCTTTTGCTTGGCTGTTTCAGTCTTTAGTTTGGCTGTTTCTCTGTTGCGTCTGTCTTCTAGAAACTTAGTGTAGTCTTTGGCGTTAGGTGTAGTGCCATCTCTCACAGTTTGATTGATGTACGTCTTGATGTACATGTCATGCTTTGACAGCGCTTCTAGGACTTGTGTACCCGTGTTTCTGTAAGCCTCGTCTGCATCTTCTCTGTGCTTTGCATACCTTGCTTGCATTGCACTGGTGTAGCGCGACTTGGTTGTGTCATTGACTTCTGGATTGACCAGGTTAACATCTGGATCTTGATTGAACTTAGAATGATCAACATCAAAGCCAGCTTTCATGTCTGCTAGCTTCTTACCCTTGTATTTTGTATGGACAACAAAACCAATCTGTGATGCTGCAATCTTTCTGCCCTGTGCAGATTCCATGGGTGCTGCATATGTGATTGTGTTGGGCGCAAACTTCAGCTTGCCATTCTCTTCCTCAACATCTGGTTTGTCGTACAAGAAGTCACCTTGATACACACCACCATCTTTAGGCATAACTTTGGGAAGATGAGCTAGCGCTGCTTTCAACTTAGAAACAAGACCAGGTGCATGACCATGGTTTTGGTCAATGTCCTTCTCTGTGTAGTTTAGCTTTGGGTTTACATTGAACGCTGACTTGGATGCAACAAAGAACTTTCCGTTCTCAGGATTGACACCAAAGACAACAGAAGGTGAACCATCGTACTTGGTAGTTACTTTTGACTTAGACTTGCCACCAGTAAGAAGAGAATGAAGATCGTCGAGATTGTTAGCAGCATGAGCGACGCCCTCGTCCCCGCCATGGATGATGTGATCCTCAGCATGTTCTAGATGCTTTAGCTTGTCTACATCAATTGATTCAATCAGGAACTTTGCAAATGTCAGCATTGCTATTGTTTTCTTTACTATTATTTTGACAGGAACGGATTTAGCTTTCTGGTACCAGGTGCCATTGAGTATTTACTGTCTGGCATTTTTGCTATCTTGATCTCTGCCTGTACTTCATAGAAAGCAGATCGCGTGGAGACTCTGACTTTAAAATCACCACTGCCTTTCAGCAGCGGTATACTTTTTGTGAGATTGAGTGGATTTGCATTTGATATCAAGTAAAAGTCATCACCAGCCTGCATGTAGTTTGCTGGTTCCTTTTTACCTATTGTGTAGTGTTCTGTGACTAGCTTGCCAAGATTATAGTTTTCTTTGTTAGCAATATATCTGTTCACACCAGGCTGGTTGAAGTAGGACTTCATTACTGCTAGTGGTACAGCCCCTTCCTCTTTCAATCCTGATTGTGTGGTAGGGATCTTTATGCTCCTGAGAGGAATGCCACTAAACTTTGCAATATTCTTAATGAATTGTTCAGCCTCATTAGATGCATTTAAGATATTACATGCTGCTTCTGCAGCTGGTGTTTTGTAGGTTGTTTGCCACCTGCCGTTTGAATAAAACACTCTTGGGTTGGATAGATTGTCGCTGTGACTCATCTTGACCTCAACCCAGGCATTAACAGCCTTGTTGTTGTACTTGACGATCAAGACGTCTGAGAGACGCGTATCACCAGGTGGTCTGATTGCAGTTACACCTGGTATGCCGTTAATAGTGTCGGCGACAGCTTTTTCATATGCATCTGATTTAGCAGACATGGCTTAAAAATCTCATGAGCATCTCCGGGGGTTTAGCTGTATTTATAACGAAAAAGGGGTTGGACTTTCGCCCAACCCCCATTCAATGCAGCAATGCTGAGCGGAACCCCACCGTGCTCTCAGCTGTTCCTTTCGGTTATCCCCTGTGCCACTTGCGTCTAGAATCGCATACTGCTGCTTAGGTTTATTTAGTTCAAATTACGGACTTTTTTCTAAAACAACAGAATTATTTTTCAGCATGAAGGATGGAGTCCAACCGTCAAATGCTCGCCCGCCCTCAAGAGACTGAGCGTACTTGTTTGCTTCTTCAAATGTGTAGAAGCGCTTGATAGCCTGATCAGTTGCCCGCTCAATCACCTCAAAGCCCGCATACTCATACATGCCATTCCCAAGCGGATGGTGGCGAGCCAGAACATAGTACTTCCTGCGGTTATGAAACAGGTCCTTGGTCTTCATCATGCAAACCCTTCAAAATCCTTTTTTGAAAACTTGGACTTCTTCTTGTAGAAGTCGCTATCTCTTTCGCCAAACTCAGACTTATCCATTACAGGCTTGTCATCAATCAACCCTTCCTGTGCATCTTGCTCAACATCATACAGCTTCATTCGGGATCTGTCAACACCAACAACAAACCTACGATACGAGGAAGGATCGTTGTATCGGTTCTTGAGCTGCTTAACCATTAGCTGCCCAAGGCCCTCTAGCTCCTCAGAAGAGATCAAAGCAAACATGAAGTCAGCCGTAGCCGGAAGACCAAACGACTCAGAAGTATCTTCGAGACCCACATCACTGTTACTGTAGCCAGACCTAGTCGTCTGAGTAGCAGAGACGATAGGAACATTGAATTCAACAGCCAGACCACGAAGCTCCTCAGCAATTGCCTTCACGTACATGTACGAGTTAATGTTGCTGCCATACTTCATACGAGAGCTGGAGCAGATATTCAGGTAGTCGATGTAGATGATGTCGGGAGTGAAGTTCTTCTTGAGCTTCAACTCATTCAGCAGATGGCGGAAGTTAGCAGAGCCAGCACCAGCAGTCGGATACTCCTTAATGATCAGCTTGCCAGTCGTCTTGTTCTTGACACGAGCCAGCTTGCGATCATAAGTCTCCTTATCCATGTGGCCAAGCTCATCCATCGTCACATTCATCAGGTTGGCATCGATACGCTCAGCAATACGTTCCTCAGCCATCTCCATCGTGATGTACAAGACGTTCTTGCCATCCAGCAGATTACCAGACGCACAGTGACACATGAACAGAGACTTACCAACGCCAGTACCAGCAAGGGCAATATTCAGGGTCTTGTTAGGAAGCCCGCCCTTGGTGATCTTATTGAAGTAGTCTAGATTGAATGCAACCCTGGTCTCCTTGCGATGGTAAAACTCATATCGCGAGTCTGCATCGTCAATGAAGTTATGGCCGATGTTTGTATCAAAGCTCACACCAAGAGCATCGGACAGAATCTGAGGAATAGAACCCTTGGAGTTCTTTGCATCCTTGTTGTCCAGAATCTGAATAGAATTCATGATAGCGTTATAGACAGCACGTTCCTGGACATACTTCTCAGTCTTATCGACAATCCAGTCAAGCTCAGTCTTAGGATCGTAAGTCAGATCCTCAATGTTCTTTCCAATTGACTTGACTTGCTCATCAGTGATTCCATTCTTGCCAGTCAAGTCAATGGCAAGAGCTTCCTTTGTTGGGAAGCGGTTGTACTTCCCAACATAGTCTTCAATCAACTCAAACAGAATCTTGTCGTTGTGATCTTGGAAGTAGTCCTTCTTGAGGAATGGAATTACCTTCCTTCCAAAATCCTCACGAAAGATTAGATTCCCAAAGATTACTTGTTCAAACATTTATCCTCCACGTTTCCGGATCAACCTTGATGACACCAAGTGTGTAGTTCTCAGCCATACTTTCAGCGTAGAAGACACTATGGTCATCTATCATCTGATAGCCAATCAGAACCTCATCTTTGAAAAAATCAACATACAGTCGATCATTTTCCACAGAGACTTGCGCCATCAGACGCAAGTCATCGCTGTAGAAGGTGGAGACTATGTTACTCGTCATCTTCGTCATTAGCAAGGATCTCCCCAACAGCTAGCATGTACTTGTCCTTGATCCAATCGGCAAAGTTTGTTTCCTCAAAGACAGACTTCCAAAAGTCACGGTTGTTAACGATGTCTGCAGCACGCATATTGGTACTCATCTCACCGGTAGCAAGATTCACGCGAGCATACCAGCCATTCTTAGGCTTGACGATTATACCTGCTTCAATAGCAAGGTCAAGCAGTCCGGACCACTTATTAATACCACCATCGTAGCTGACGGTGATAGGGATCTTAGACTTCTCCTTGACATAGCGGCTCTTCTCGACATTGATGACAAAGTGATAGCCGGCAATCTCGGTCCCATCCTTATCCTGCTGGCGTCCAATGATCCAGATGTTATCGGATCCATAATAGGAACCAGTACCACCACCAACGATGTCCTTGGGAAACATTCCGATCTCCTTGTAGGTATGGTTGATCACAACCATTGGAATGTCCTTGAGTGTCAGCTTAGGAGTGACGATGCGGAACAGAGACTTGAGCGCCTTGGCACGAGACATGTCAGCAACAGACTTGCCTTCCAGAGCATCATCGGTCTCCTTCTTAGAGGCAAGGTTACCAATTGAGTCAATCACGATGATAACCTTGTCGTCACGCTGCAGGTTCTGCAGCTGCACAGAGATATCATGCTTAAGCTCTTCAACATCAGTCACAGGCGTATGGATGACGGAGTCGAGTGCAATACCAAAAGTCTTGAAGTAGCCCTGTGGAGTGCCAAACTCAGAATCGTAAAACAGAATGACAGCATCCTTGTACTTACGAAGATACGATGAAGCCAGAAGCAGCGCAAACCCAGTCTTGAAGTGCTTGGAAGGACCAGCAAGCATTGTCAGACCAGGCGTAATCCCACCATCAACAGTGCCCGAGAGAGCCACGTTAATCATAGGCACAGGGGTGGGGATCATGTCCTTCTTGGTATAAATTTTCGAGTCTTCAAGTAGGGACGTGTGTTCGATAGTGCTGTTTTTAATAAGACGGTCACGCAAAGACATTAGTAGTTCTCCTCATCATTGTGTGCATTGTACATCATATTGATCATTCGTCAATCAGTTTATCCATCTTTTTCATGAAGGCATCTACACTCTTGATGCGTTCCTTGCCTGGCCACTGGATGATGTCCTTGTCCGGGTTCTTCTTGAGGTTTAGGAGGAGAGGCATAATCATGGCACGTAGCTTCATGAGCTTCTCCTTATCCACTACCTTTTCAACCTTAGTGAATTGCTGCTCGTCAGCAAACGTGAATCCAAAGTCATGATCATCGTTCATTGTAGTGTCCTTATATTAGCTAAAGAAATCTTCTAGTGTGCTAGTCTTCTCTACTTGCCACCCAGCTGCATCTAGAATCGTGCGAAGAGGTTCCAAGAACGCCTTCTGCCACTGCAGCTCGTAGTCCACATACTTGTGCACATTGAGTTCTTGAGGCAGCACGACAGGAAACCCAATCACATTCTCACCAATCGTGTTGGGTGTCTTCAAGTACACAAACTTGATCTTCTCACCAGTATTGATTGGCTCATACTTGCTAGCCAGATTCATCTGATTCAGCAGGTGGTTGTATACCAGAGCAGCTCGGCAGTTGATCGGTGTCGCCTTGACATACACAGACCGCTTGTCTGCATACTTGTCCATGTTAGACACGCCTCTCGGAAAGGCGATGTCCTCTACACCGTATGTATCAAACTGCTTTCTCAGCTCAGCAATGTAATCCTGAACAGTCTTCTCATCAGACTGCATGATTACATTTAGCGTGTCCACAATCATCTTACGGCAGACACCAGGTGTCGAGGAACGGACAGCCTCGATGCCCACGATCTTGAGCTTAGGTTTTGCATACTGCACGCCCTCGGAGTTATGCACATTGAGGATGTAGTGCTTCTTACCAGTCCAGATCCCCTTATCCGCAATGACCTCTCGCTTCATCACCATCTTCTGCTGAGGAGCATTCATCAGCTTGCGAAGCGCCTCGTAGTTGCTGGCAACCAGTGGCTCAATCTTCTCGACACAGATCTGGTCTAGGATCTTAACGATATCTTCTACCGCTGCATCCTTATACATCTTCTCAACCAGGGGCTCAAAGTTGATGTACAACGAGTCAGTATCGATCGCGATAACGTAGTCCTTATCAGTCTTGAGTAACTTGTTCAGGTAGCTATTGATTGCACGCTCTGCCCAGCGGATCGACAGCTGACCACTAACAGTGATTGACTCAGCAATACGCACATCGAAGTACCTAAAGTGTTCGTTCGACATTGCACCGTAAAGTGAGTTCATAAGAATCTTGATAGCCATCTGCTGACAGTCAGCACGGGTGATTAGCTTCTCAAGCTCTTTGATCTTGACCGGATCCTTTGTGTTCTCCTTCTCCTGCTTGTGCATGAGCGCTTGCTTCTTGAATTCAGAACGCTGTGCATACATGTACTCGACAGTAGAAGGAATAAACCCCTTGGTGGTAGTGGAGAAGTACTGACCAGTAGCACTGATGCACTCA